AGTTTCATCGTCGGTCATCACTTTAGTGATTTTACCGGTATATGGCACTGCTGAACCGGATACAATACCGCGCGTGGCTTTATGTGTTCTGACAGCGCTTAAATAAGCGCTTCCAGAATTAACGCCGTCAATATTTTCATTTAACGCATACCGGCCATTTTTTACTCCGGCTTGGTGAGAGACAATAGCCAATTTACCTTCGTTGCTACCTAAATCAAAAGGAATGTAATTAGCGAACGGGATTGCAGCCATAATAGTAGACATAATAGAGACAACCGCTCTATTAGTTTGTAGCGCTATTGGGTCGCTCGCTAAGCTTGACGCAGAATCAAATCCCCATGACGCAAGACCGAATTGCTGATTAGCACGTTGAGTAGTTGAGTACGCTTTTTTCATTGCGCACAATAACAAGTCATCGGGGAGAGCTTGCCCGTGATTGCTTTCATATTTTGATGCGCTATCAAATATGGCTTTGATAACTGATGTAAAGTGTTTAGACCCTATCTCGTCATGAAGAACTACCATTTCTTCAGGAACTGGCAACGCTGAGCTACGGCTTTGCATTTCCGCCATAAACGCGCCCACGCTTGCTGAGTCAAGCATAAATTTCTGTGAATGGGTTTCGTCATTCGCAGAATCTAACTGCATCCGCGAACCGTTCTTAAAGTTATCACGAGCGGCTTCTAAAAAAGCCCCTGCGCCCTGGTTTTCTTTACCAATTGCGCTTTTTTTTGCAAGTGCAGTCATATTTTCTTGCCTACTCTAGTTAAGTTTTTGAGAGACCGGCTAAAAACCGGAGTAGGCAGTATTATTTGACCGCAAAAACGGCTATTTTTGGCGTTTTTCCTAATTTGTTAATCAAAATCTAGGAATAAATCAGGGCGTTTATTGCAAACGTAGCGGATGTTAAAAGGCGCGATGTTGGTTAAGGTTTCTACCGTGACAATCTCAAACGCGATAAGTACGACTTCGCTAATAATTAGATAAATAACATCGTTTTTTTTAAGTTCTATGTCGGCGTCTTCGGGTTCGATTAAAAAGCGGAATTCTTCTAGTGATGGATTGTTAGCGTCTTGCCTGTCCATCATTTGTGACGGTGCGCCAAACGGTTCAGCAGGTAAGGCATAGCCATTATCAATAAAGTCCCAATCAACATCTTGCTCATCATCGGCACTAATCATGCCTAAACCGCCCAGTGTGGGCAATCCGCCAACTTCAGGCTCATCGGCCCGGTTAATGATTTTTCTTACGATGTGACAGTTATAGGTGTTCGGATGATTGATAACGACATTGCGTTTTATCCGATTGATAGCGTCTGGAACATTATTTAACATGGCTGCCGATGCATGAATTAAGCACGGCAACTACTTTATGTTTCAAAATGGGGTGGTTTTTGTCGCTTTCCTAAGCGCGAGAGCTGCGATAATTTTTTAACGCGTCGTTGATTTGCTTTTGTGTTGGCGTAATGCCAAAATTGTGCCATTGAGTTTCTTAGATTATTGATAATAGCTTGCTCATCACCCGTGTATTGCTTTGATTTTGCTTTCGCCTTTTTAGGCTTAGGCGCGGCCTTTACCTTTTCTTTGATTTTTTGCTTTTGTCGTTCGGCGCGTTCTTGTTGGCGTTGTGTCTTGGCGTCGGCTTCGTCGCGCTTTTTTTTGGTCAGATGTTTTAATCGTTGAATCGGCTCTTTTCGCTTGGCCTTTCGCCAGGTTTTCAGCGTCTTTTTGATTAAACCGTGCGGCTGCATTGGCTTCATCACTAGCCTTGGCTTTTTCCATCGCTTTAGTTAAAAACGATAAAATCATAGGCCCGTTGTCTATTTCAGCCATTACCCGCAAAACGTGTTTGCAGGCAATACCGCCTAGTTTCGGGTTTCTTATTTTCGGGTAGCCGGTTTCTTTTCTACCAGCGTTATAACCACCAATCGTAGCGATATAACGAAACCAATACCGATGACGCCCGCAATCGCAATCAAACTTAAGCCGACCATTCTTAAGCCTATTGGCCGATTGTTTTGCGGTGGTATTACCACTTGCCGCTTCCACGCTATAACCCAAAAACTCAACAACCACATGGTGACGCGTAACACCTGGGGTTGTACCCCCCGCATTGGTTATAAATTTAACAATCCCGTTGGAAAAGCTAAGTGGTACTGCTTGCTTAATTTCTTCCGATGCGCGTTTTCTATCATCGTGCCATGACAAGTCAATCACTTGTTTAGCAGTTATGCCTTTTTTAAATTGGCTTTTAACAACGCCTATGTTGTATTTGAAGGTTCTTAAATCTTCTAGCGTTATTGGCCTTAAAACACCGCCAATTGTCGTAAATAAAACCTTACTCGCATCCCAGTTACCGGTTAGAACATCCTTTTGATTAAGGATGATGCTACGCGGCTCTTTTGCGGCTTGTCTGCGTTGCTCTGCATCGCTTTTAAAGCGCTGTTTAGCTTCATCCGCTGCACCAGTTAATCGACCTAACCAGTCGGTATCCGCCATTATTCCGCCCAAACCGGCTTAAAGTTTTCGCGTAGCTCAGCAACCGATTCAAAGCCTGATTGCCGCTTTAGTTGGTAAAGCGTGGTGCTATTCGGCAAAACCATGCGACCTTGCTTTAACTCTTGGTCGATGTGATTTAACCCAGCCGACGCCATTACCGCTAACGATTCATCACGATTGCCGTACACACGCTTAGATACCAGTGTTAAATCGCGCACTTCATCGGGTTTAACGTCGTAATAAATTGCGCGGGTATCCCAAGCTGAATCGTGGCAACAAACTCACGAATTAAGCCATAGAATTTAGCGGCGGCAATAGTGTTGGTATCAATCATTTGTTTAATAACGATAACAACGCTTCAGCCATTTTTGACGAGACAGCATTAAATGCATCGCTCCAATTAAGCTTATGTTCGGCGTCTTTAAATTCTTCTTTCAAAATACTTGCGTACATAGCTGCTTTTTCCGCATCGCGCACCGGGTTATCGGGCGTTTTGTGCATCATCCGGCACGAATACTTAAGAGAATTACCTAATAAATAACCTTTAAATTGCTCTGGCGTTAGTTTGGCCTTAATAATATCGATGGTTTCAATGCCACCGGCGTCGTAATAAGTGCTTTTCGGGTCTAATGACATTTAACTTTCCTTATGCAATTTTTCATGCAAGGCGTATTCCATTAACGGCCATATTTTATTTACAGCATTTTGTCTGGCTATTTTTCTACCTAATTCTGCATCAAAATTTTCTGAACTAACAAACGCCGACTCCCCTGTCACTGTATAGCCATTTTTAAGAAGAATGACGCAAAACGTAAGAAGCTCAAAAGGGCTTTTGTCTTTTGGATTTAATGAGCGACAAACTGTCGCTCCACAAGGGTCACAAGCTTCTCTGCCCAACATGCCCTCAAAAGCCGTGAAATATTCTTCACGCGCAATATTTGCTTCAATATCACTAATAGTAACTCTTGGTGCTGTTAGTCCTTTGTCTTGTATTTCCTGCTCAATTTCCTGTTTATTCATTTTTTTACCTTTAAGTCTTAAAACGTAAAAAATAGCGCCCTGACTAGCTCGCCACAGGTCGTTAAATTCTTGTGCTTCAGCGACCACTTGATTGATTAATTCGGCTTTAGAATGACAATACCAACACGTCGCAATCGCCGCCACCTGAAGGTTACTAATCCCTTGGTTGACAATGTACTTTTGCCCTGTTTCGTTTATATCGCCCTTCTCTAACACTGAATTAGGTCTTGCCCTTGCGGTTTTTTCTGAGAAATTTAAACGCTTACTCACGCCGTCGCTTGCAATACCGGCTTCCATATCAAAGTACAACCGGATCGCCTCTTGAAAATTAGCCTCAGCAAATAAAACATCTCGTTCTAATGCTTTATCGCTAGTGATGACGACACAACCCTCTTTACGAGCGGCTGAAAACTCTGTTTCAGCATGAATTTGTAAGATTCTTTTCTCCAAATCGTAACCGGAAAACAAACTACATGGTTTCCCGCTATACCCGGCTATCGTTGTTTGAATCTTAATGATACTCACGGCTTAGCCTCACCTGGGTGTTCTACAGAATAATCAACAGCTAAATAGCCTGACGGGTCTGTTGTGCCTGGTACGCCTTGGTTGTCATTATTTTCATCTTCGACTTTCGGCGCAAAATACAACGGCGCGGTAAATTTAAATGTTAAGTCCGACAATAGGACACAGTTATTTTTTGATTGCCCACGCGCGGCAAAAAATGAAACCTCTGGTGTGCTAAGGACAACCGGCCAATTTTCATCGTTACCGAGTAAGTTTTTAAACCTTGCGGGCATTCGTCGATTGTTAACACCGTCAACAAATAACGTAAATTGCGCCGCGAGTGATTTCGCGCTGGGTTCTTCTTGCGATAGGATGACAACTTGCACCCTGACATCGCCCGAAACTGTTTTAACTTTGAAAATTCGCTCTTTCTCATCATCTGGATAAATAAAATCTTCGGCGTTTGCGACTTGTCGGGTAAAGTCTCTGCCGGTTGGTGTGTAATCTCGCGCCATTGCGACCAGGATAACCGGCGACTTATACGGCTGTGTTGGGGCTGAATCGGTATCGTTTCGTTGCCAGGCTTCAATCATTTCTTCAGTCGAGTCAATCATGCGTGATGGACACCACTGAATACTTTTAGGCAATCCACGCCCGACATATTCAATTAACACTTTGGTATTAGGCGTTATTTCAGCGTAAAACCGGCCCATATACTCGCCAACAGCGACTTTGATAGGGTCTAGCACTACCGGCCTCCCCATACTTTTACGATTGATTGATACTCTTCTTCGACTTGTTGCTGCTCTTTGTCCAATGGCGTTCTAATAACGGGTAATTCTTGCAGCCTAAACGAGTCAATCATCTCTAGCACTCGCTGCGTAGAATCTAATGCAACCGATATGGGTTGCTGATTGCCGCCACCATCGTCAAAATGATACGAATTTTGTTGCATACCTCGCGTAGCCAGGATGGATAACAGCTCTTCGTTCTCCGCTATCGCGTTATTTAACGCGGCATTCGCTTGGTCTAATAAAAAATCGCGTTGATTAATGACTTGCATCAATCCTTGAGCAATTTCGTTGCTAATCTCAAAATCTAATTCGTCTTCGGTCATTGATGAAGCAGAATCTAACATCATCACTCCACGGTAGGAATTTTTGATGAAATTAGGGTCTGGAACATAATCAAACCCATAAAACCGATTGGCTTTAAAGTCGATTGCTGACGAAAACCCGCCGACTTTGCTGTCCCACATTTTCTGAGCAGCAATGCCTGGGTCGGTATCTAACAGCTCAGATTGATGTTCGACTGTGCCATCTGGAAAGGCTTTTAAATACGTTGTTACTAACGCTGGTTGTAAATAATGCACTTTGCCATCGGCTAAACCACCGGTAATCGGCAACAACGAGTTAAACCGAACGCGCGGCCAATGGCCTAAATAGCCATGCATATCTCGGCTAGCGACCTTTTCTTGACACGTTTGACTATTCATATCATCGACAATTGCCTTGATATTAATTTTGTCTCTCGGAACACCGGTCACAGTACGCCCACGGTCGGCAAGTGAGTAGGTAATTTTTGGTAACAGTTTTGGCATATCCAATACCTGTAAAAACTAAATTGGATACGATTATGTGGGTAATTTTTAGGGTGTTTGTAGGCTTTTCCTATAAGTCTGCAAACAGCTCGGCAACCTCATCGGCTACGGTTTCAGCGCTGTTTTTAATTTCTTTTGAAGAGCTTTTTTCGGCGGGGATATACTGAAAATTCTCAAGGAAAAAAAAGCAAATGGCGTCCCATAGGTCGGGTGAGCCTAAACCTTGCCATTCTTTTGCGCCTTTTGGGGGGACTACAATACGACGGTTTCCTGTCCACGCTTTAGGGATTCTTGAGGCTTGACTGGTTAACGCGCGTTTATGGTCTAGCGTTAATATCGATAATCGACCTTCTTTAGCCGCCCGTGCCGCTTGATGCATAGCTTGCGCACGTAAATTTAGATAACGCTCTTTGTTTCCTTTCTGCCAGCATGGGCTACCCCAATTAACCCGCAACACGATTTTGTCCATATCCTCTAACGACTGGCAAACATTGATACCTAAGCCACCACTATCAGTAATGCAAGTAGCATTACTTAACTCTGCACTTTCGTCCGCGATGTTATTCGCAAAAACATTTGACCTTATTTTGTTGGTGAAATACGGGATATGCACAATTTCAACTCGCCTCGCTTCTGGCCCGTGGTCACCATAACCAATCACACGACCAATGACAGTTGCCGATTTATCCCGTAGACCTTCGCCAGATGCAATATCGCTTGATACGCCCCAACCCCAAGCCTCATCGTCTTTAATAATTCGCCCACGACGATACATAGCATTAGCAACCTTAAGGTTCATCATGTGACCGCTAGAGTCTTCGGGGAATAGTCCTAATAACCTTACGCGTCGCTCATCGTCGTCGTATGTGTCCCATAACTCCTTAAAAGAATCGTCGGACATAAATGGTGAATCAAGCGAGTTAAACGTTAGCGCGTTCCATTCTCCGCCTTGCAGCGTTGATATTTCGTTATGGGTGCGCCAAAAGAAACCAGCATTTTTAATAGGCTGAGAGGTTAATAAAAACCGGTTATGTTGCTCAGATAACGCGCCGTTTAGCGTGCTGATAACTGAATCAGGAATAGTCGCCGCTTCATCCCCAACAATGAACAACCATTCCGCGTGACGCCCGGCCATTTTATTCGCAGTTTGCTCATTAGCGGTTTTAGATTCAACAAACCACATTTTTTCAAAGCCAATAACACGCATTGTGCCATCTGCAAGAATTTCAACGTGTTCAGCTATCCAACCATGCGGCCCGCGTTTGATTCGTTCGTGAGCAATGGCTATTTCTTTCCATAGTGTTGCTTTAAGTTGGTCCATATCGTTGGCAGTTAAAAACGTAACCGAATTAACATGACATATCATGTGCCAATACACAAGGTTGCCTATCGACGTGGTTTTACCCGTCGAATGACCCGATGCTACTGACGTGCGAGAGCGCGATTGCGCTACACTGGTCATTAGGATTTCTTGCTGGTCGGATATGAATATCCCTTGAACCTCAAGCGCAAACCTTACCGGGTCTGCTGAAAACTTTTCAACAAACGGTAAATAACGTGGGTCTTCGATGATTAGCTTGTTTTTTGCCATCCGTGTTTATGCAAGCAGTTGAACTTGCATTATTAAACACGGGGCTAGTGGGTGTTGGGGGGCTAGTTTCCTAGTGGTTTTAACCGAAATAGACTATCAAGCTAGCTATGTTTATGGCCTAGTTTATTGTGTGCAGTCTTATTCCGACTCACCCAATAATCCGCGTAACTCGCAAAGCCTAATTTTTGTATCAACGTCATATATTTTTATGGGACAAATAAATACGACTCTTGGCAATAAACCAAGTCTTTAGCGTCTGGCACATAACTATCGTCAATTCTAAAACCATGTGTATCAGGGATTATTTCATAGCCTTTTTTGGTTTTGTTCCAAACCATTGCTCGCTCTACGTCGTCGCCATTTCTATCTTGACACGTAAATCTAGGCGCAATTACTGCAACAATATCGCCATTATTAAATTTAATCATCTATCTCCACCGCCGTACTATCCACATAATTCGCAATACCAAGCCTAGCCGCCCTGCCCATAACCTTGGCCATTGCCTCTTTCTGCTTCTCAAGGTTACGCGCGTAAATCGCATCCAATTCCTCTTGTGGGATAACAGGGCATTCTTGTTTTTTCTCGACTTCGACTTTGTTTTTCCATCGCTCTGCCTGCCGGTTTGTTAGCCAGAACTGCAATGCTTTGTAATCAGGCGGGTAATGCTTCATCACCTCGTGTTCAACAACATTCCCGTCAATCACAAACACTTTAATTTCCGGCGCAAAATAGCCCATCGCCCGGTCATACAGCGCTGAACCGATATTAGCATCAGCATGTATGCGGCCTTCTTTAATTGCGGTGTGAAAATCTGGGTAATCCCTAAACCATTCGCCGGTCAGGGTAGCAACATTTAACCCAAGCGCCCCTGCAATCTCTTCATTGTCCATGCCTACCAACGCCAGCCGGTACGCAAGGATGTTTAAATCAGGATGATAACTCGCCGGTCTGCCAGGAACAGAAATTGCATTTATCGCCGCTGCGGAAATTCTTATTCGCCTACCTCTGTCATCGAAACCAATGCCGTAATCACTTCCATTATGCCCTTGATATTTTGGTGGCGGTTTAGGTTGCGCAACTTCGTCAATCTTGGTTGCGCAACTTTCAATAATTGGTTGCGCAACTTTTTTTATGCTTTTGTTTTTTAACTGAATTGGCTTGTTGTTTTGGCATTACTTCTGGTTGCGCAACCGGCTGTTGGGCAACTTTTGGTTGCTCGCTTTTTTTGCACCAACCATGCTGTCTTGCGTACTTACTTATCGCTTGTCTTGATATTCCGCCTGCATCTTGGACTAACCAATCAAAACCCGACTTATCGCTTTCTTCCCACTTTTTTTGCAAGGCAAGCCAATCGTCTTTTGTTAACCTAGCCATCTAACACCTGAAAAATAGTTACTTGATTAATATTTTTGGGTTTTGCTTTTTTGATTTTTAACCTATCCAATCGATTGGATAAATCCGTCATGACTTGTCTTGCGTCAGTTATGCACCTAACTAACTTTGCACCGCCCTTCATGTCTTGAAACTTGGTATTAAGCTCAATAAACCGTTCAAGAGCTACGACTGCCTCATTGTTAATTTCAACACTTTCGCGCAAATGCTCACCGAAACCTTCAAGCATGGTTTCTACATTCGATGTATGCCCGGCATATTGCTCAATTATGTCGCGTAACTCATCCTTACAAGCAACAGTGACGCCACGCCGATTAACCTCTTTCTCATCAATATCCCAGTCATCAGTTTGCCCAAGAACAAAATCAATCGACACCTCATACAGCGTAGCCATTTCGATTAACTTCTCAATAGGCGGCAACCGGCTATCTACCGCCTTTTCAATTTTAGATAGTTGGCTAGAGTTACGATACCCCAGGGTTGCGGCGGCTTTTTCCTGACTGATACCGTTTTTTTCACGCGAAAACTTAAGGCGGTCACCAACAATTACCGCTAATTCGCGTCTTACATACTTAGCGTTTTTTCGCTGTCTTCTCATTCTTCACTTACCTTTGTCAGAAAACATACTGGCAATTGCTGCACAAACAATTGATAGTCACAACTAGGTATACCCGCGTACCTAAATCGTGGTTTTCCTGCAATGAGATAGTCGTTATCCGTAACTCGATTTATATTTTTAGTTAACTTTTTTCAAAGGTTTAAATTTTACCTTATCCAACAAGAGCATAGGCATTATTACAAAAATAATCCCCACAATAACAACAGGCCACATAATTAATTTGCATAACCAATCATGCATAATAAGTTCCTAACGTTATTTCTTAATAAATTACTGCATTGCAGCTTGCACCCTAAGAATTCGCCCGCCTAGGTAGGGATTTAAACATTTAACTGCTTCGCGTATCGAGTTCTCAACACCGCCCTGAATCTTCCCCCATTCAGGTAGGGAAGTAGCCTCTAAAACGGTATATCGTCATCAAAACCTTCATAATCGTTATGCATTGGCGGCATTGACGAATTATTTTCAGGTTTATTATCGGTTGCTGGGTGTGGCGGCGTATTACTTCCACCTTCTTTACGACCAAGCATGTGCATTACATTAGCAATAATCTCCGTTGTATAACGGTCTTGTCCGTCTGAGCCTTGCCACTTACGCGTTCTAAGGCTGCCTTCAATGTATATTTGCTGACCTTTTTTGACGTAATCGCTAACAATCTTGGCTAGCTCGCGGAAAATAACTACACGATGCCATTCGGTCGATTCTTTTCTTTCTCCGGTACTTTTATCTTTCCATCGGCGTGATGTGGCAATGGACAGTGTTGCGACTGCGCTACCATCCGGCATATAACGCACATCAGGGTCTTGTCCTACGTTGCCTATTAATGTGACTTTATTAAGCATTATTTACTTACCAAAAAGTGAATTATTATTAGGCGGCAACGGTATTTCTATTGGCTGCCAGGCTTTAATATCATAGTCATCATCAAATTCAGCATCACCCCATACATTACCGTAAGCGTTCGCCCAATGTCCGCCATCTTCGTCAATGAAATATGCGACAACCATAATATTATGACCATCCCAACCCCATACATTATCTGAGTGATTTACAGAATTTAAAATTTTAGGTGTTTCTTTTTTTGCATCTATCCAACTCATTGATAATAAATCCCTAAACTCAGTATTGGCTTTTAGTTTTGGTTTATACAAACAATGTTCTGCTAGCAAATCACCTTTATGATTGTACGGTCTAGTCCAATTGTTTGGATTTTCAAAATCTTCTAATTTATTCATTATTTACTCGAAAATTTAATGTACGTTTCATACGCGTCAACCGGTGTTCTACCGTACTGAAAATAATAATTACAAGCGCATACCCAACTATCCTTATATTTAAAAATATGCGGCTTACCTGGTCTTAAATATCTAGTCATTTCAAATACTCAACAACACACGCCCTAGCTTCATCAAATCCAAAACAAACTTTAACCTGATAACCCATTTTATTTAGCCATTCAATCATCGATTTTTGATGCTCAGACACTTGGCCTTTTTTAGCTTTCATTTCGATAAATAACCCAGGATTACCATCGGCTACAAAAATATCAGGAACGCCGGCAAGGACACCTTCCGCCTTCAATTTTTTTGCAGTAATCACATGGCGATGCCCACCATTTGGGATAGCAAACACGGGTATCGATGGATACTGCAATCGAACCCAGGTAAAAAATAGCTTTTGTTCGTCATGCTCTGATTGCTTTGGCATTAATCGACTTTTCTCCGCATATAAACACCTTTTTTCTTTTAACTTTTCTAGCGCATCGGCACAATCATTCCCAAAAGCAAATATTACGGTACCAGCACCCGCCCGACTACGCTTATGCTTGTTTTCAGCACCCGCAATAAACTCCATCCTACCTGCTACAAACAGCATCGCCGTCGCTGTTTTCATCGCTTGTTGACACCAAGATGCGTCAGTGCGACTAAATACCAAGGCAATACCGTGACCATGACTAATCATTTTATGCAGCCACAATTTTGTATCAGGCCCAAAAGGCGGATTTAACCAAACACGCCCGAACCATTGTTGATTTAATCCATCATCATTAACGGTATATTTTTTTCTGGCCGGTACCGGTGTTTCAAAATCGACAGGACTAGCTGGGTCTAAATCAAACTCAAGGCTTAATTGCTCAAAAATCCAAGCCGGCGTATACCATTCAACACTTTTCTGTTTTTTCGCCATTAATCAACCTTAATAAATCCACTATTAAGCCAAAATAACTGCGTCCGCTCAACGCCCTGACGATGCAATAATTCTGCTGTTTCAACATCGATAACACGAGTTCGCCTATCTATCTCGTCGTGACAAGCGCTACAAGCAAACGCCGCAAACAAATCATGTTTTTTAGCGCCAACACCACCGCCGTTCAAATGTGCTAAAACCGTGGTTTCATTGTTTCGATTGCACACGCCTGGAATTCTAATCATGCAGGGCTGGCCTTTGGCCGATTGGCGTAATTTACTCACCCTAATTCCCCACTATTCGATGGAATTAAAAAATTAAGCAACAAGAGAAAATAGCTCTGCTGAAAGCCTAGTATCTATGTACGCCATATACTTTGCAGCTAACCAAACCTTACCGCGTGGCGTTACTCGTAACGTATATCTGTATTCCCCGCCATGTTTAATTTCAGTTGGCTTCCAGGTGAAATAACCGGCTTTAACGTATTCGCTATAAGGCTCGCGGCTTTCCATGATGATGTTCTGCTCACGCATCCATTGATAAAACTGCTTTTCGCCTAGATTTATAATGTCTACCGATTTAACAAACTCGCGAATCAGTATTTCACCAGCTTTGATGCTGGCCTCGTTGCTAGCGCGAATCAGGTCGTCTTTAACAGAAATAGTTTTTTGTTGTTTTTCAACAATTGCTTGTGCCGCTTCAAGTTTTTCCTGCGCATCGGCGGCTAGGCGTAAGGCTTCAGCAAAAGTTTTAGGGACATTGAAGCCAGTCATTGAATAGCTCCCAGTTTTGCGGATACTAGGCAGCACTTGTTCAACCAACCAATCTTGGAATGCCTCTGCCGATTCTAGTTTTGACCTAATGACTAGGCGATATACATCTGATTCCGGTATTAGCTTAGTTTGCATATCTAATGTAAGTTGTTGATTTTGTTCGGGGTCGCGAAACACGACCCCTATATCTTTCAATGACTTAGCTTTTTTGCAATGGTCTATAACGGCTTGTTTGGTATTACCATATCCCAACACTTCCGCCGCATCTTTTGCAATAAACCAAACCTCACCCGTAGTATCGGTAATCACCCGCACATCATGCGAATTGAAATTAAATATTTGTAATGCGTTATTCATAGTTTCATAGCCTCATCAATAGCCATTCTCAAATCTGTTAAATTATTTGCAACGCAAGTGGTGGGCAACGTTACATTACCAATGTTGTTATCTCTATCAGCCAGCCAATCCAGACGCGCCTTATCTTTTTTTAACTCTTCAACCAATTTATTGTCGATAGCTATCCCAGCTTGAAGGCACTCAATTTCGTAAGGCGTGAATGTTATGTTCGCCATTAAATAATCTCCTTGATTCTTTCCCCGACATACTTCATAACAGGAACTGCCATGCTATTTCCTAGCGCCATATATTGCTGACGTTTTGATGGCTGCTTACCATTAAATTCAACCGTCAAATAATCATCTGAAAAACCCATTAACCTGGCGCATTCGGTTACAGTTAAGTATCGAACGACTGAGTTATGCATAACAGCCGGAACACCAGCACCGCCGCCGTCAGATGCTAAAATTGGTGGTGATATATAACTTGGAGTAAATCCGTCTTGCCCACATGCTCTAAAAGCAACGGCGTGTTTAATATGAGTGGTTAATGTGGGATAAACATCATCGCGTATGCCTAACCCATCGCCACCGTTTTTTGGGTTATGCCTAATAATATGTCCCTGAACTGCATATAATTTTTCAAAATCTGTTGAAACTCGCTTGGTAATACTTGGCGTCTTTTCGACGCTCGATTTAAAATTCCCTCGCAAGCTTCTACGCTCAAGTAGTATTGGTGGTCTACTTGCCCAGTTTCCAAAATCGACGACAGCAAAGACACGCTTGCGCCGCTGCGGAACTCCGAACCATTGCGCGTCCAATACAGCCCATTCGAGCATTCCATTGTCGCCAACCGCACAGCCTTCAGTTCCCCAGCCGTTTTTGGGTTGGCTAAGGTTTCTGAGTCCTGCCATTTTTTTCAACCACTGCTGCAAAATCTCGGCCTTTGTTTGAGGAAAATGCGCCTGGCACGTTTTTCCCATAAAGCGAACCTGGTGCCACAATGCTTTCTAGCCCATCCGATGATATTAATGGCATGGTCAAATAATCCACTTCGAGTAACTTTTCCGTTTTCATCAATAAAGCCTTTACGTTTGCCTGCTACTGATAAATCAGTGCATGGGCTGCCAAATACAACTAAATCAATAGCGCCTAATTTCTTAATATCGGATTCGGTAATTTTTGTTACATCGCCAAAATTAGGAACGCTAGGGTAATGATGTTGCAACACAGCGCACGGGTAAGGCGCTATTTCTGAGAAAGCAACAGGTGTAAAACCTAAATTTTTCCAAGCCACAGTAGCCGCTTCAATTCCGCTAAATAGACTTAGATACCTCATACAAAACTCAAAACCCTATTAACTTGCTCATCTAAATCACTACGCGAGTAATGCATCAAAACCTTAGCTAACACCACATCAACCACGCGCGAGTACAGCTCTTCAAATTCCAACTCATCCATACTGCCAAAGCTAATCGATTTCGCCTCATACCGCACCTCACCGCGCAAATTAACCACTGGATGACCATAACCCGCTAAGATGATTAAATCCTTCCTAAACCGGTCACGGTTCTTATTTACCTGCATCCCTTTGTACTCGACGCCCGGCATATCCCAGGCTTCAAAAGCAACATTAACCAAAGCAAAGAATTTTTTATGAAACTTCCAATTTCTCGGCTGCGTAATCTCCGCTTTCACAACGCTACCGGCTTTAATTTTTTCAATTACCTCAATCGAGGATTCATCATCCGGCATTAAATAGCCGCTACCGTGCGCTTTAACGAGGAATGCTGTTGCCATTGGTTTTTTTAATCAACTCACTATCCATCACTTTCTTAGCCTCTACTTGCGCATCAAATTCGTTAAGACCATCATGCGTAAATCTGGACACCACATCACTAAACTGCTCTAAATTACCCAAATGTTTGCGTCCGCCGTTTTGGCACAAAAACAATTTGTCGCGCTCTAGTGCTGTTGTATTATTTTGTTTCTGCACGGTCTAGCGAGCGTTCTTTTTGCCATTTAATCGTTTCTGGCATTGGCCTTTTTAAGAAATCAATAACTTGAAAATTATCTACCCCAGTTTTTTTAATATCTCTAACCCGGCACAGCCTGTCTAAATCAACTCGGTTGTAATAATTAATTGCCACATTCTTTCCGCCAACTTGTTTTGTTTCAGTTTTTTGTGGCTTGGGGAAAGAATAGTTATCCGGGTCAATCTCGTGGCTTTTTTGATACGAATACAGTAATTGTTCCGATATGCCTTTTTGTTGAGCATATTTTGGTAATCGTTACCAACTCTTCATCATCACTCTTATTCGGCAAAAGCTTTTCTAACGCCGCCTCATCGTATAAGGCGACATTGCGTACACAACGCTTTTCCATTTTATCAGGTATTGGTTTTTCGCCTTTAAAATGAAAAAACCAATACCTGCTTAATTTGTGTTTTTTTTGGAATTGGGCGATTGTGATTAATTTCATGGCTCACCTGTAGTCTTTACGGCTGCTTTAATTTCGCTTAAAAACCGCTTTGCTATGTTTTTATCAGCCAACCTAGCAATTGCCTTACCTCATCCCTAAAAAAGTCAATATCACTAAAATCCTGCCATCCTGACATAAGTAATTGCTGGTAAATTGGTTTGACCATCTTCACAGCGTCTACTTGTTTTGCTGTACGCAGTGCAAACATATCGATTTGCTTAGAAACCGCTAACACCAATGGGTGTTTAAACCTGTCCGCAATACTAAGCCCGGTCGATGGTTGAGTTAATGTCGTTAAAATCCTGATAACTTGCTCAACACTGGGTATGCCTTCGTTTTCACCTGCCAAACATAATTCTTTGAACTTAAAAACCGTAGGCGGCCAATCAGGATAATAATTACCAAGACGACTAATCCCGGTTACGATTTGTTGATAATTAACTCCAACCAATTCCGTCACCCATATTTTTGCCGTATCGGTTAACGCCCCTTTTTCATCACTCACATCGCCATAAACTGACTGCCATTTGTGTCCATACAGCGCCGTCATTCTGCGCCATAATCTTGCTATAGCTGTGTCAGATAGTTTCAATTGCGGTTGTGCTTTCTGCTTGCTCTCGTGCAACTCGCTCCTCGACGCGTCTAACTGCATCGTCTGCCCGTTCGCACAAAGATTTTTTACCAACTCCGCTACTGGCGTTAACCCGTGTTTTTGTGTCATAATTTCCCCGATTTTTTTCGATTAAGCCTTGGTTTTGACTTGTCCGGTCGCCAAGGCTTTTTTGTGCCTGTTGGGTTTGAGCAATAATTTCCGTTACAAAATTTTTGTAATACATCGGGCTTGAAGGCCGAGACTGGCCTTTTGACGTCAAGCTAGCGGCTACTGCTTGTGATGCCAGCTCTATCATGCCCAAAGTCACCCCGCTATCAACCCATGACTTGAACATGGGTATTGTCTTGACCGTTTGCGCTTCATGAAACGAAAATCCTAGTGTGTTGTGAAAATATTCAACAAACTGCATTGGGCTTTCCGGCGTGTCAGGTATGCGAGACGATACCACGCTGACAAGTTCGGGTTTTTCCTCGCGCGCGTTACAACACAACATAATAGATTCTCCCTGTCCCTGTCCCTCTCCCTGTCCCTTAAGAGCATTTTCCGCAAGAAATCCGGAGTCTTCATTTATTGATTCCGGTGGAATATGTTTTTTTTCCGTTGGAAAAAATGGCTTTTCCGGCAAGCTAAGCAACTCAAGCCCTTTTTCTTTTCTATTCCTATTTTCCTTACGCAATCGGTCGCATTCTTTTGACCACCTATGCATTTGTTTCTCACGCCATGAGTTAATGGCTTGGGTAGCAATATAAGGATGGTAAATACGCCCGTCAGAACATTTAATAAAGCCGTGCATTGCCTCTTCTTTAAATCGCAACCACTCTGAAACAACACGACCAAATCCAGCTAAATGCGCTAATTCAACATCATCATCCGGCAAGCTTGCTGCTGGTATCTGATGCCAACACGCGCACCACAGTAAAACTGCCGAACGAAAACCTTCACCCGATGCAGCATAAGCAATTCTGCTATCCCTTAACCGGCACACATCCAAAGGCATAAAATAAAAGTCGCGCAAATCAACTTCATAAGGCACTAAAGGCGCTGGTAATTCAGCCATTTTTAACCGCCTTTATTCGTAGTCTTTCCGCATAAACCTTTTCTTTTAAACATTCAACACGATTGCTAGTATTCGTATAACGCAAAGATAAATGCCCTCTTTTACAAGGTATTCCAGTGTAATAATGCGTTTTACCTGTTTTTATTGCGGTTTTTCTATCCAAAATTTCATTCATTTTTGCTTTCCAGTGAACAAAATAACTTTCCAGAAAAAACAAAGCGGAAACACTCTGGAAAAATGCTTGTCGGTAGCGAACCTATCCGCAATATTTCCTATGGAAAAATTTATTTTTTCCGTAGGAATGGTTTTTTGCCAGTTACTGAATTTGGCGGCTCCTTGTCGTAGTGCCAGCTTCCAACGCCTTTAACAACGCAGTTAGTTCTGCATAAAGCGGCTTTTTTACACCCGACCACCAACCGGTTAAGGAATCGAACCCTGTGTCAGCCACAAAAATAAGCACTGTAACCAATGCTTATTTTTGTTGCCGCTCACTTCACCTGAGCGGCTTAGGTATAAAAATAAAAACTTAAACTACCAATTAGCTGATATTCAGATACTTCATCAATCGAGCTGAATGACTCGTAATAGCCGTGACCTGAACGCACCTTACGCGCGACCACCTTCGCGATTGGATACTTTATATTGTTGACATGCGGCTTAGGTGGTGCGGGTAAAGCCTGCGCCAACTGACTAAACAAAAACGGGAACATCGCGAAAAGTGCAATAATGATAAATTTAGTATTTGAAATTGCCATATTGATGACCTCTTTAATTAGCGTTAATTGATAATATTGCTAGCACTTACCCGGCTGGCTTAGGAACAGCCTTTTTTCGGCCTGTATTTGTTGATAGTGGCTCCATCCAGTAATTTGCAACTTACAAGCAAGGACTATGCGTCGAGCATCCTTATCAAACCGTTATCATGCTGCTAGTCTTTCACTATCAAGGATGGTAACTGGTGAGGGTTTACAAGAGCTAGTTGCCATTGTTAAAAAACAAATAAACTAGATTTGCCAGTCAGTTACCATGCGTGATAGCACCGGTTTGTTCGATACCGGGAAACGATGATTGCCCTATAGTAGCTATCACGTGATGCTGTAGTACCCGCGCGGGCGTTGCTCAGTGTACATCTGAGAACTACAACATCCGTGATAGCGCTTGTCTTTCCAAGCTGTCATCGTGCCGGTACTAGCAACACGAACGGCGCTCACCTATTATTTGAATGACGTGGATTCAAGGCGCGTCTTTCTCCATGTTCTTGCTTTAATTATTTTCTAGTTTTAGTTAAGCCTTTTCCCCATAAACATTAACGTTTATGGTGTTTTTCATCGCCAAAAGCGCTGCAATAGCCTCATCAATTGTCGATAAAGCCTCCGGTGCTGTTGCCATATCGTTTTTATCGATGACGCCATCCTCATAAAGCTTGGCGACCACAATCATCGTCTGCCCGGTTTTCTTGGCGATGTTGCCGAATGATGCAAGTTCGTCCACGCTGGACGTGGGCATTTGAACAGGCACTAAGTCTAATCTTGCTATCAACTCAATTTGCAGTGAAAACTTACGTTCAGCCGGAAATGCAGCAACAATCGAATCATACAAATCAATCGGTAGTTGTTTGCTACCATCTTGCTCTAACCAACGTTTAAATTTTTCCGCGTCGCGCGTCATGCGAATAACTGGGTCGGCAACCTGACTCCATTCAATGGAACGAGAATGCAACAAATGCGTAGCTTCGTAATGCTCACGCACGTTTGAAACAAATACCGCTAATGACACTGATGTGTCATGCAATAGCGATAACAAATGTTTATCAATCACTTGCGTGATTGAATAACCTTGTTTTTGCGTTTTTTCTCGCAGCATTTTAATCAGCTCCGTTTTATCCTAGACTTAACTATCAAGATAGTGGGGACGGCAATCAACCCAGCGTTGCATTCAAATTTTCAACTCATGAGCTAAAACCGCCGCCGACGCGCTCAAGTCGACTTCTCACATTGGTTTTCGGTGTGTGAGGACACCGGCTGATTGCCATCTGCTAAGCACTCACAACAAGCGCTTAGCGCATGGATTTAAAAAATACCAGGCTTTTAGCCGTCCCAGACATTCACCCACTGGGATAGGGTTTAAAGTTTTGGTAGCGGGGACAGGACTTGAACCTGCGACCTTGAGCTTATGAGACTCACGAGCTGCCAACTGCTCCACCCCGCAATAATTTAAAAAAGCCCGCTGCAACGCGGGCAGGCTCAACACAGGAGTTAAACTTAATCATCAAATAAATCAGGTCTCAAAGAAGACCGCTTAATGGGAAAAGCCTTTGATAAATGAGTGGCGTTTTCGGCTGTTATTCGTCTAGTACCGTTAGCCAAAGATTTAATCGTCGGTTCTTTAAGCCCTATTTTTTCAGCAATAATTTTTCTAGCCGCCTTTTTAGACGGCGCATCGATTGAATTAATCAGCGCTTTGAGGGTTGTAATGTTTTTCATGGTTAAAAGATACATAGCGTATACAAGAAAGTCAAATTTTATTACAAAATGTGTCGTTGCATATAATGATACTTTTTGTATCATATCCTTATGAAATGGTACGAACATGCAAAACGCTTAATGGAAGAGCGTGGAATTACTCAGGAAGAATTAGCAAAACCTCTTGGTGTTACAACCAGGGGAGCTGTTGGACATTATTTGGCTGGTAGGCGTCAACCGGATGCTGAGCAATTGATAGCATTAGCTAGAAAATTAAATTGCTCGTTAGATGAATTGCTTTTAGGTGGAACAACGATTAGAGAATCAAATGCTGCCTATCTTAGTGATAGCGATGCTATTGATAGTGAGGTTACTCATAAAGAAATAAGCAACACAGTAAACCTTGTGGATATTCCTGGTTTATTACCTATGGCGTCGCCAAACACAGCAAAAACACTTTTAAAAATCTTAGAGCAAGGCTTAATTGACGAAGCATTAAGTCAAGACGATATTGAATTGTTAGAAACAATTACAAAAAGGCTGATTAATGATAAGAATCGGAAGAATAGTTAACACGATTAAGCCCGCTGAAAACGGTAAATACGGCGCTCAAATTGTAAAAGTAGCGCTAAATGATTACCGGTATGAATTAACCGCCTATGCCAAAAAACTTAATGAATTAGAATTTTGGGTTGAGGTAATGGCCTCATTGCTAGGTATAGAATTAGGCTTACCCATCCCTGAGCCAATTGCGGCGGTTGATGAAAACAATGATGTTTGGTTTGCCTCGGTTGACATGAAATACCCGGATTTAACCAGGCGGCTATCAACAGCTAACCCACAAGCCTATACCCAACTGATACATAAAATAGCTAATTGGTCTGAGATTCAAAAAGCAATTCAATTCGACGAATGGATTGCTAACGATGATAGAAACGCGGGTAATATCCTTTATGACGGGGGAAACCAGTTCTATTTAATCGACCATAATCGCGCTATGCGACTGCCTTTTGCCCCCGACGCCCCTATCCGTAATGTATTGCTAAATATCAGGCTTGCGACAATAAAAAAAGAAGACGACCTTGGTCGGCAGCGATTAAAGCAACAACTGCACATGACTTTGCAAAGTTTTGATAGCGAATTGCCTACGGCCATTGCTAAGCGAATTATCGATGTTAATAACAAAACCGAATCACAATTGCTAGCCGACATAGTAGAATTTTTAAGGAAAAGAGTGCATTATCTATTGCCTATCACTCAACAAAAAATATCTACCTCACAACAGTCGCTATTATGATTTTTGATGCCATAACGTCACTTGCTCCGCCGATGCCGGACTATTCGGCAAAATTAAGGCCTGTCTATTTTGAGCCAATTGTCGGCTCCGGCGAACGCTTAACGATTGCTATCTTAGCTCAAGAGTCATCTGGAACAAGCTGTGTCATAAAAACATTATCCGACGCCAAGCTTCAATGTATGTACAGCATTCACGCTGACCGCATTAACAACTTAATTATGACGCTAATCGATGATGCAAACAACTATTTAAATAATGGGCATAGTGTTGAGCAATGGCAGCCGCCGTTAAATGGCGTTTATTTGGGTGATGTGCAGTCAACCCGGTCAAATGCGGGTATGGAAGGGGTGTTATTCCAAGCGCTAACTCAATTTTCTAGTTTGTATAGCGGCGAACTGGTCGATAAGCCTTTGCAAGAAATCAATGGCATAACGGTTGATGAAGATGATGATAAACATACGATTAATCTGATTAAGCAAATCAAAGAACTGACTATAGCCATTAACCCAAAATTTAACGGGCGCTGGCAACAACAGGTTGCTGTAAACAAAGGTATTATCACTATCGATTACCTGGGTGAAAAATATAACGCCAATTTAGCCAATTTTAATGTGAAGCAAATTAAAGCGGCGTTTAAAGGCGCACAAGCTAAATTGCTTGAATTAGAAGTATTAAAAAAAACAAGAGAATCAGAGGTTATTAGTAGCGACCAGGAATTTGAATTGTTAGTTGCATTGGATAACGACACCACCAGTGAAGCCGAAAATCATTTTAATAACCTGACCGAAATCGCTCACACGATTAATTTAAGCGTAGTTAAACGACCATCAGCTAAAGAGCTGGCTGAGTTAATTATTCAAAAAGAAGCTGCTTAGTAATTCCATGACAATATCGAAGATTAAAGGATTAAACGAATTTTTATTTGATGAATTGATTATTAATCAACCTGTAAAACCAACAATTTCTGATGGCTTTATTGTCCCTGGATATTGGGCAACATTAGCAGCGTATGCAAAACATAAAAACATCACATTTGATAAATTAATCTTTGAAAACCCAAGTCATTGCTCATACTCACAAGCAATCTGTTTGGAAAAGGTATTAAGCAACTGTGATAACTATCCTTACCCTAGAATTAATTCTGGAGCAAATTATAGCCAGTTGGTTTTATTAAATAGCGTTGATGATACTGATAAAGCGACTAATACTATAAACAATTGTATTCGTCATATATTTACTAACTGCAATTTGCCTGAGTTTATGCATGACTTGTGCAATGTAGTTGGAGATTTACATGACAATGTGTGGTCGCACGGTAAAAGCACGGGCTTCTCTATGGCTCAAAAATGGCAAGATAAAAGTTCTTGCTCTTATTTTTTTGAATTTGCACTCGCCGACTGCGGATTAGGATTTCTTAAAGAGTTGCAAAGTAGTAGCATCGGAAAGCATATTAACACTGATAAAGAAGCTATTGAGTGGTGTATTATCGAAGGCAACTCAACCAAAAAATGTACTAATGATGATTGGAAACAATCTTTACCGCCAGATACTATTGGTAGTCCGATGCCTAATAAAATAGGTAAACCCAAAGTAAGTGAAAATCATCATTTGGGATTAGGTCTTGCAAAATTAGTAAAGCTAGTAAACAATTACAATGGCTTTCTTTGGCTTGCAAGTGGTAATTGCACTTTGCATATTAGAGATGGTCAACACTTTTATTCCGATAGTCCACATTGGAAAGGTGTAGCCTTAGCGTGCAGGTTTAATACGCAACAAGCTACACAATATAAAAATAACAACACCCCAGATGAAGCTATTTCATCTATTGAAGAGCTAATGAGGTATGATTATGAATAAGACGCACTTAATAATTAAACCAGACGGAACCGATTTAGCATCAAGATTTAGCGCTCGCAATCTTAGGTATCAAGTACAACAAGAAGCGGCTAATAACATTGTTAATATAGATTTAACTAATGTTATTTCTATTTCGGAATCTTATGCAGATGAATTGTTTGCTGTGCTTGTTGAGGAAAACGGTCTTGAGTGGTTCTCAAATAGGATAAAAATTAGCTTTAGCCAGAACTCTGGTCATATATCACGAGTTATTGCTACTGCAATTCGTCGTAGATTGAGCGAACAAACTAGTTCATCAATTAAAGCATCAGTTCAACAACTAATTAGCACAAAAAAATCGACGCCGAATCAAGTCAATTTTGTTTAACCTATAAATTAAACAACCTTTAAAAAACCGCCTCACGGCGGTTTTTTTTATGCCTAAAATTTTGATAAAAGTAATTTTTATCGATTTTAAAAAAATTTAAGCATTTGTTTTTATTTATAAAAAAGATAATACGGAAAATAAAGATAACGTTTTGTATTTATTTTGTTTGACATAGATACGTTATGTATCTATTATTCTTGCCAACAGAGCGCAAGTCTGTTTACCTCGCTTCACCCCGGTTCGCCGGGGTCTTTTTGGTAAGTTTTGTTTCAAAACCCGACCTTAACCGGGGAATGTTAAGGGTGAGATAAATAATGAAAGTAGGTGATTGTAATGACCGAATTAGGCGAATTACTCGCCAAAAAACTACCCAACGCCACGATTGCCATCAGGCAGCACGGCGTTGAAATATACCGCCGCGAATCTGATATGAAAATAGAACGGTTTTGCGGCCCAATACAACAAAAAACAGCCCAGCCATTTGATTGGGCGTATTGGACAAAGAGGACTTAATTATGAAACCACAAGCTAATTTAGCACCAGACATGTTATCTGAGCTTGATTTACTAGCATGGCAACATGCTTATAAACGAGCCGCTAAACCAACAATTCAAATTAAATGCTTTATCGTGGCAATAATTACCATGATTGCATTATCACTGACCTACCTGTGAGGTTGTCATGCAATTTCAAGTAACCATACCAACAGCAAAAGGCGATGACTTTATAACAGTTGTAAGCGCAGAAAGTGAAGCCAAAGCCAAACGCGTGGCTTTTGAATCAGAGGCGTTTAGAAACCTTGGTGTTGTCAAAAAAGGCAATATCATCGTTAAGTTAATTGAAGAACAGCCAAAACAGTTGGTTGTTATTGATGGTGTTTTTCCTGAGTCGTTACCCAGCGATTTTAGAACAAATCCGTCGTACTTAGCGAAAGTTGATGAATTTGTCGCAAAAGTGTCTGGCTTAGTGCCGGAAGAATCCGACGAAGGCGAAAAACAAATAATCGAGCTTGGGACAAAGATTAACAAATCCGAAAAAGCGCTGCTTGGCTTTGTTAAACAAGTTTTTGACGCAGAAACTGCTGAAGTATCGGCTTGGAAAAACGATGCTACCAAAAGAATAAAATTGCTTGGTGAAGCTAGAAAATCGATGTTGGCTATTTTTGATGAACGCAAAAAAGAGCGTTTAGCCACCGTTAGAACGCTTTTAATCGAAGAGCTAACCAAACTTTACGATGAAAGCAAAATAACGGCTGATTTAAGAAAAATGGATATTTCAGCTCTGGTGTTGCTAAGCAGCATAACTCCTAGCGGAAAGTTAACAAAGAGAGCGCAGGAAGCGCTTAACACTCGATTATATGACGCCGTGCGCATTCAATCGCTAATCGATAAGCGCGTTTTAATAATCAATAACGAGTGTTTCAAGGAGGGTATTAACCCTCCAATCACAAAAGAATACCTGGGCGATGCGTTTTTAGCTGATGAACAGGTGTTTATGGCTAAATTAATTGAGCTAGTCGAGGCGGAATTAAAAAAGGCGCGAGAAAGCCGATGAAATAGCCTCTAAAAAAGCGGCACAGCAAGCTAAAGTTGAACAACAACCTGTTGACCTGCCTGAAAACCGAACAGAGCTGGTTAAAACACAACCGGTAGCCGCACCGCAACAAAAGTTGCAAGTTGGCGAGGTGGCGTTAACAGCTACATTTAAAGCAAATCATCCGAATCATTTTACAGACCAACAACTTTTAGGTTTTTTTGAACGACGCCTAAAAGGTATTTTCGCAAAAGCCGAGCAATCCGGTTTGCTTGATGAAAACGAAAAAAAGTTTCTATCAAACGCTGGATAAGCTGGAGGTGTTCCGTGTGGATAGATAACACTGACCCTTTCGGATTCGGGGAATTAACTGAAGAGCCAGAAGAGTTAATCCCACCAGAATCGCTAATCACGCGTGGCCTTCTAAGCATTGAAGAATGCTTAGAGGCCGGTGCAAAAGGTGTTGATATACCAAATGAGGTGTACCACGCGTTGCCAGGCATTAGCGGCTCTAATTTGCCTTTATTGGCTGAGAGCAATAAGCATTTAGACAATAAACACCTATTTGCCATGTCATCGCCAAGCCTGCAACTTGGCTCTCTGGTACACACAATGGTGCTAGAACCGCATGATGTGTTTAATCGATATGTCGTTATGCCACGCTTTGAAGGCAAAGCAAAAACCGGCATGAGCGTTGCCAATGCTGAATCAATTTTTAAACAAGAACATCGGCAAAAAGCGATTATTGATGCTGAAGAATTCAAAAAAGCTGAACGCATGGCGACCAATGTTACCGCTATTTGCGGAGACATCATCAACCAAGGCATTAAAGAGCGGTCATTGTTTGCTAAGGTTGAAGGTTTAATTCTTAAATGTAGGTTGGATATTGATTTAGAAGATGTTGGTGACGACTACGACCTTAAAACCATAGCTTTAGGTCAAAAAGAGTTCAGCAACGCGACTATTCGTAGCCACATCATCAAGTACCGCTATCACTGGAGCGCTGCGCTACGCAATGCCGTAAGACGCGAACTTGGTAAAGATGTACGTGATAGCTATTTAATATTTGTCAGCTCTACGCCACCTAACATGGTGCGCGTAATCAAGATTGACCCAGCCTGGATTGAGCAGGCCGAATTAGAGGTACAAGACCTTTTAGACAATAGACGATTTTATTTGCAATCCGGTTCAGACAACACAGAAATAACAACTATAGGTAATAAATATGAGTAACGCATTAATTGCACGTCAAAATCAAATTAAACCGTTTTTATTAAATGCACAAAAACAAATAAATTCACTGCTTGGTGACGAACAAAAAGCTAAGCGGTTTTTAGCCGCATCGTTAGTGATAGCGTCAGACTCTTCGCTTAACCGATGCCGCCCGGATTCGATTGTGCAAGCATTGGTCGGTATTGCAATGGCAGACTTGAATGTCGATAAAAATATAGGTCACGCTTATTTAGTGGCTTATGGTGATAGCGCACAACTACAAATAGGTTACAAAGGTTTTATACAACTGCTTTATCGCGCAGGCTGGCAAGTAAAAGCTTTTCCGGTTTATCTATGCGATGAATTTAGTATGTCGTTTGATGGTTGGGACAATAAAGTCGCGCTTAATGCTAATTTTGATAGTCGTGACGAAGGTGATAGGGATTGGGTTTTTCATAACTTACGCGGGATTTATGTTGTATCGCGTAATGTAGTCACAAAAGACGAGTATTCGACTTTTGTTAGTAAAAAAGTAATTGAAAAACTTAGGTTATTTTCACCTAACCAAAAAGATAATCAATATACAAAACCCGATGATAAGGAGCGCTTGAGTAAAGGGTTGCCAATTGGAATATGGGCAAACTGGTATGTCGAAATGGCGCAAGCAAAAGCGATAAAAAAAATAGCTAAGGTGTTACCTATAGGTGATAGCAGAGTTGCAATGATATTAGCCGCTGACGATAAAACTGAAGATGGAATAAAAGTAGATTACATTAAAACCGCCGACGAAGGCATGGTCATCGATATTACTGTAAATGAAGAAAGCGATTTAATTTCCAGCATCGATGCAGCCGAAACAGTCGAAGACCTTACTGCATTATTACCCGAAACTTAATAAATTAACCGGTAAGGATAAAAAACACGCGTCAGCCGAGTGGACGCGGAAAAAGCTAGAACTAACGGAGCCAGGCGAGAGCAATCCACAAGCTACAGCGCCAATAACACAGCAAGAAAAAACTAATAACAAAATTAATTCAACCAACAACCCAATCATCGACGAAATCAACGCGGCAACGTCGATTGACAGTTTAAATGCTGTTTTAACACAGCTAGACATTGATGAGTATGATAAATATGTTGCCTATATTGATGATGCCCGCGCTAGATTAGGTGGCTAAGATGTTAACGATATTAAAATTGCTTTTTAATCTTTTTAATCCTAGAAAAAAAGAAAATCAGATATTAGTTAAAGTTCTGACAGAAGACGCTGAATCTGATTATCTTGATTTTTTAAATCAAGATTCCTCATGTAGTTGTCACATTAACCCGCCGTGCTATATATGCACTCACCCAGGAAATCCACTTGGATTGATTGAATCTGATTACGATTTTGAGCTAGTTAACGTGGAAGAATCTAATAATCGCATTAAATACGACGATTTAATTAGGAGTATTAAATAATGTTCAAAAACATTTCCCCTTTTGTCTTAATAGAACCCACGCAAGAAGACATTTGCTTAAGCGAATACGCAGCCAACCCCATTGGCCCACATCAATCAGAGCAAGTAGGTTGGGTAGAGCCGGTCGAAACAGCGACAGGCGATAATTTAACAGTGATGCTCAATGAAGGCCAAGAAATGCTTTGTATGCGCATCGAAAAGCGCGTATTGCCTGCATCGGCGGTTAACAAAAAAGTTAGCCGAAGAAATCAAAAAAATCAAAGCTAAAGGCAAATCAATTTCTAAAAAAGAACAGCGTGAACTTAAAGAAGATATTACGTTTGGTATGCTGGCAGATGCGCCTGTCGTCGAAGAACGCATTTTAGGCTATATCGATAATCTGAATGGTTTTGTTGTAATCAACACAGCGTCAGCTAAAAAAGCCGAAGCGTTTTTAACACTGTTGCGCAAAACGCTTGGAACGCTGTCTGTTGTGCCAATAAATACAAACCATAGACCTGATGCGGTCATGACAAATTGGCTTAAAACGTTTTCTTCCATTCCAGAATCATTTGAAGCAAATGATGAATGCCAGCTTGAAATTGATAATGACGAAAAGTCAGTAGTTAAATGCAAGCACCTCGATTTAACGAGCGATGAAATAGGCGCTCATATCGAAACCGGCATGTCGGTCACAAAACTAAGCTTAACCTGGAATGACCGTGTTTCTTTCGTTTTAAATGCAGATTTAACACTTAAACGCCTTGAGTTCTTTGAAACGCAAGATGATAACCAGGATGACGACGATTTAACCACCAAGTTTGAAGCCGATTTTATGATTATGCATGGTGAAATAACCGCGTTGTTGAAAGATTTGATAAGCGCGTTTGGAGGGTTGTCAGATGGATGAAATCATGACCACGGCGATAGCTGCTGATTTTTTGCATTTAAAACCGGCTGCATTGTTGAAATTAGCAAATGCCGGAGAAATTCCGGCAACTAAAATAGGTGACGATTGGCGTTTTGTTAAAAGCCAATTAATCACGTTTATGGCAACAAAAGCATCTGCGGAACAAAACATTAGAAAGTCGATGCAGCCAGAATTAACCCAACAACAGACTGAAAAAACGCGGCAGAGGCAGACCGCGCGGGGCAAGAATTGATATTGCTGCTTATGGAGCAACACAATGATGTCTGTTATTGGGTTTGCCGCAACAGTAATTATAGGGATTTGGTTTTTGCTTATTGCTGTTGGTGGTGCGATTTTTTGTTACGGTTTTAGTGGGCGGATAACTAAGTATGAAGCCTTTTTTGCAATAGGATTTGCAGTGCTTGGTTTGTTAACGCTTTATTGGGCGTTTAGCAATAGTCCAATCTCAATGGTTATTAATTTATGAAAATAATCGCACAAATACCAACTTCAAGGAGGGTGGGTCAAGGATGGTCGCAAGAAGTAACCGAATTACTTGAGGTTGAGGTTAAAGGTGTTTGCAGGCACAGGTGCGACGCTTATCGTAAGCGATATTACTATGATGCTGATGTTATACCGCCACCACAAATATTACCCGACACGGTGAGAATGAGCATGTATAGGCACAAAGAAGGATTGTTCAGGGTTCAGGTAAACAGAACGCTAAACAAAAAATGGAAGCCGCCAAAATTTGAGGACGGGGTTAATTATGTCGATGTTTAAAGAAAAGCATTTGATAGTAATACGGAACACTTACCCAGTAATGAAAAACTGCCCAAGTGCAAAACAAGGAGATATTTGTCATTGGGAAAAATCACACGGAAGAATGTCGCTTATAAGAAACAGAGACAGCAAAACAATTTTCAGCCGTGATTTGCTATCTCCAGGCCAGCATGATGGAAATAGGCCGGTTGTCGGCGTAATAGCTGAGGTTAAAAATAAGGGTTGGGTTTTGGAAATTAATCATGTTAACAGTTAAAGAACGACCCATACTTTTTAGTGCATCCATGGTTAACGCGTTGTTAAACGGCACAAAAACTCAAACAAGGCGGATTGTTAAACCGCCTAAAAATCATCCTGATTTAACTTATTGTAACTATAAAATCATGCCACCTGCTGTGTGGTGGAGTGATGGAATCTATCCTATAGGTGTTAGACAAGAATGCCCTTACGGAAAAATTAGGCGGACAGGCTTTGGGTTAAGGAAAACTTTGGGAAAAAATGGCTACGAGACGGATTAGGAGGAACAAGTATTAAAGCAGTATACAGAGTCGACAATGTAGAGTTACAGCCAGGAATGCAATGGAAACCATCGATTTTTATGCCCCGATGGGCAAGCAGGATATTGCTAGAAATTACCGATGTTCGAGTTGAACGATTGCATGATATTAGCGAACAAGATGCTGAAGCTGAGGGAGTTGAGTGCATTGAAGTTGAAACAGGGAGAATGGACGCTAATAGCTGTGTCGAAACCATTGGAAGTTATATCGCTAGTTATGCCGAACTATGGGATAAGCTCAACAAAGGAGAACACTCATGGACTGCAAATCCTCTTGTTTGGGTTATTGAATTTAAGGTGATTTAAATGGAAATCGAATTAGTCACAACAAAGAAAAAATTAACTAAGTCTATTTTTAGTCAAATTAAACCTTTGAGCTTAAATTATATTCATGACGCAACAGCAATTGGATTTGTATTTATTAATAAAGTAAATCAAGGATTAGTTAAAACATCCGAAGGTTATCGGACATTAACTTTAAGATGGGATAGTAACAAATGGGTTGAAGATGAGCTAAAAATTTATCAAGACGGTTATTTTCTGTCGTTTTCATCCGACGAATCCTTGCAATTATTTAAAAAATATTACCATGAGTTGCGGAGTAGATGCTTAGAAACGCAGATATTTTTATGAAAAACTCAAAAATACAATGGTGTGACCATACTTTTAATCCGTGGCTAGGATGCACAAAAGTAAGCCCAGCTTGTGATAACTGCTATGCAGAATCTTGGGCGAAGCGTACTGGGCAAAGCGGATTATGGCAAGGAGAGCGTAAAAAAACATCAGATAACTATTGGAGGCAGCCGTACAAATGGCATGACTTCTTAAATAGAAACAATAACGCATGGGAAATGTTTAAGTACGCGCATGATTTAACAGATGAAGAGCTGATTGCGCGTGGATTTATTCCGCCACATCGCGAGCGTGTTTTTTGCGCGAGCCTAGCGGATGTTTTTGATAACAAAGCTCAAGACGAATGGCGACAAGAATTATTTGCCGTTATTGAAGACTGCTACAGCTTAGATTGGTTATTACTGACTAAGCGGATAGGTAATGCTAAACGGATGCTGCCAGATAATTGGCGCGATGGTTATCACAATGCATGGCTTGGCATAACTATCTGCAACCAAAAAGAAGCTGATAGAGATATTCCGAAATTACTGAGTATTCCAGCAAAAATACGTTTTTTAAGCATCGAGCCGATGCTTGGCCCAATCAATTTAAATATGTTTGATGGCATTGATTGGGTAATTGTTGGTGGCGAAAGTGGAAATAACGCTAGGCCAATGCCTCTTAAATGGGTCAGGTCTATTAGAGACCAATGCATAGAAAAAGGTATTCCGTTTTTCTTCAAACAATGGGGTGAATGGATACCAATAAACCAAGAAGCTTGTCCTGATTGTACTATTGGCAAGCGCCATTACATCCCTCTTGGTGACTGTGTGATGTACAAAATAGGGAAAAAGAAAACCGGCAATATTCTTGATGGTGAAGAGTGGGCGCAGTTTCCAATAGTTAAATCATAGAAAATAAAATGGATAGATACGCAGCAATACGAGCAAGAAACAGGATTATGTCGTATTACATGCCTAGACCACATGAGGAAGCGCTAGGGAACGAACAAGACCCGTTTGAACGTGCCAAAACCGAATGGTTAAAACATGCTAGACAAGCAATTGAAGACGTCGAGCAGTTTACATTTGACGATTTTTTAAAAATAAAAGCTGAGCATAAAGCGAGAAAACCAGATGAATGCTTTGAATGCGGGCAAAAATATAGGTAGGTATTAGATGGAAATACAAGCAAAGCCAATTCAATGGCAAGATAATTCAAGCAATTATTTTTGGGATGTTATTTACGGATTCAATATTGAATATTTTTCCCATCGGGGTTATTACCGAATTTTTAAAAACAACAAGTTAATTAATAATGAGATATATGAAAGCATTGATGAAGCAAAATCTCAGTGCCAGCTCATTGCTAATGAGCATGTAAAAGCAATAGCCGAAGTAAAACAAGACTCGTTCATCAATGCTGAAAAATCAGAGCGTCGCGCAAGGATGTTTAGCGATATTTTAGAGCAATATGTGATAGCGATGCGAGCGGCTGTTGTTGCTGACAAATTAGAAGACGTTAATACAGGTATGCGGTGGATTAAAAATACGTTAGCCGGACCAGGACTTTTACCAGACATTGAAGAAGCAAAGGCAATTGGTGGCGCACAAGCGTTTTTTTGATGCTGAAATTAAAAAACATGAAGAGTTTGTTAAGCAAAGCCCCCCTATTAATGCCGAAAAATTCGATATAGAAAACATATTAGCTGTTGCTGAAGCAAATAAATCGGCAATAGCAAAAGCAATACCAACCGAACGAGACGCCTTAACAGTCATGTTCGCGGCATTTCAACGGTTAAAAGATTTAGGTTTTAGCGAAGCTTGTTATTGTCCCAAAGACGGCTCTATTTTTGACGCAATTGAAGCTGGTTCAACTGGGATACATTCTTGTCACTACGATGGTGAATGGCCTACTGGCTACTACATGATATACAGCGCGGGTGATTTGTATCCTTCAAATCCAATTTTGTGGCGTAAAAAACCGGTATAAATATGTGCTATTGCGATGATGATGCTATACAGCCCACCCTTTATCGTGAGGTTTGGCGCAAAGCCATTAAAGAACACAAATGCTGCGAATGCCAAGATGTTATTAAAATCGGCGAGCGCTACCAGTATGTGGCCGGCGTGTGGGAGGGTCAATTTTCAACGTTTAAGACGTGCGCATCATGCGTCGATGTGCGGCTTGAAGTTAACGATATGACCGGTTATTTCCCAGCGTTTGGTGATGCTGGGTGTTGCTATATTGAGGCGTTACATGAACTACCTAATTGAATTTGAAAAATCGGTACAAAAATGCTGGGTTGATTTGAGTATTGACGGCGACCCAGGACGCACAACTATCAAGGAAAACGCAACAGTATTTGAAACCCTAAATTTAGCTAACGAGTGCGCCAAGAATCTTGAAACTAAGTATAGAAGGAAATTAAATGTAGTGAGTGCGGACTAGAAAATAACTATGGATATATATTCAGCAATAAGGTCGAAAAATAGAGTTATGTCTTATTACTTACCTCGTCCGCATGAAGAAGCGCTAGGGAACGAACAAGACCCGTTTGACCGTGCTAAAGCCGAATGGCTGAAACATGCTAGACAGGCAATTGAAAATGTCGAGCAGTTTACATTTGATGATTTTTTAAAAATAAAAGCTGAGCATAAATCAAGAAAACCTAATCAATGCTTTGAGTGCGGGAAAGAAAATGACTAATTTTACAGTAGGTCAAAAGCTCTTTTATGTCGGCGCAATGAGTCGCACCGGAAAATATGTGATTATCAGCAAAGTAGCACGTAAATGGCTTGAAATTCAAGGACAAGCATTTAGGGTTGAGATAAATACCCTGGATGCTGTTGATAAACAAAAAGGCTTTTGCGGCGCGTGTTATTTAAGTGAATATCATTATCTTGATATTCAGGCAAAAAAAGATATTGCAAAGCAATTGCGTGATGATTTTTCTAATTTGGCAAAAGATGAGCGTCGGTTAGATAAAATAGATGTAGCTGAATTGGAAAGAATTAAGCAGTGGTTGTATGGTGTGAAATGAACATGATTACAAATATTAGTCAATTAATGCATCAATTATCAATTGACTGGGTATCCGACGGACACAGAAACAATCGTAAGTTAATAGCGTCAAACTATGGTCAGTTTGTTAGAAAAGGATTCGATTATATAACAACACCATACCATTTTTACAAACAGATACCAGAAGACCTACCAATCGTATCTAGCTACTCTATGAAAGCCTTTATCAAATATGACATAAAAGGGGATGGAGAGTTAAGAAAGATGTTTTTGTTAGAAGTTAATGAGCCTAGCAGTGATTTCTGCGTAGCACAGCTAACTGAATTTGGAATAGAGATAGCTCAAAAAAACATAGTGCCTGTTAATTTGTCTATCGAAACTTTCTTTAAATGTGAGTTTTTTAATTCATTTGATAATAAATACCGAGAAATAAAATGAATATACATGCAGATTTAATTCAACAATATGCTGATGATTGGAAAGAGACTTATAAGCCTTGGGAGCGTTGGCAATGGCTAGATTGTGGTCAGTGGGTTGATGCTACAAATCCTTTGTTGTTTAACCTAACATGCAAATACCGCCGCAAACCAAAAACCATCAATATTAACGGATTTGAAGTGCCAGAGCCGGTTAGGACGCCATTAAAAGACGGGGAAGAATATTTTTATCTTGAATTATTAGATTCAAGTTTATATAAGCGCGCGTTATGGCTCGGCTACAAAATGGATATAAACCGACTTAATCTTGGCCTTTGCCATTTAAATTCAGAATCAGCCGCTTTACACGCAAAAGCGTTGTTGTCGTTTACGCAAGTTAAAGATAATGGTGTTTAATTTTATGCTTTCAAAACTTGAATTATTAGTTCTTATAACGGTGTTTTTAGCTCCAATGTTAGGTACTTGTTTTTATAAATATTTAGAAAAAAATATTGAAGCTATCGACGCTAATAAAGTTTGTCATTGTCAAAAGTCAGGTTAA